ATGGCCGCAACACCGATACCGATGGTTCCGGCGACAGCCAGAGTGAGATTAGGATTCAGGCGCAGGGTCATGTTTGCTAAAAGCAGCGTCCCATTTAGTTGTTGTTGGATCCTGTGCGTACTCAACCGGGGAAGGTAGACGCTCAGGACCAGTTGAAGCTCGATCGGATTTTAGATCAAAAGCCTTGAGTCGTAAGCCTTTAAGGCTGGGAATTCCATCTTTCATGACAAGCGTCACACCAGGAAGTTTGAGGATGTTCGTGGCAGCCTCTTTGGTCCTCTCAACGAAACGGTGTTTTGCTGCCGCCTTATACCCGCAAGACTTGCAGAAGTTTGCATAGCTCGGATACAGCGCACCATATGCGTTAGCGATGTAGAGACCTTTCTCTGACTCCTCGATCGAGGGCTTTCTCGCACCGTGACCGATCGGTGTGGTGCTATGAGGCGCGTAGAGGCAGCAGTCGTTCAGCCAAGCAACGAATTGATTGTTGAACATCAGTGCTTCGATGTTGGTCGCATTCAAAGAAGGAACGTGCTTGGTTGGGTTTGCGAGTACGTCTTTCATCTGGTCGTAACCCATGTCAAGCGCCCAGCTCACAATGCCTGACATCTCTTCGGCAAAAGCACCTTCGATATGGTCGTCGTAAACGGAAATAAGTTCTTTTCTGCTGCTTGGGGGTACAACGCGATCCATGATTACGGTCAGTCTTCTACGCTCGAGACCGCTGCTGGAGTCGTTTGAGGTGATGTGCTCGTTACTCGCGATACAGACCAAACACTCAGGCTTGAAGCTGATGATCTCCTTGCCGTACTTCCGTTCTGCACGCAGGGTGTCCGAAGCGGAAGTGAGCTTCTTGAGGACGTCCATCCTCTTCTGATAATTGCTTTCGTCTGTAAGGAGCAGGAGTCGCTTACCGATCAGGTTGTATGTCTCAAACTTGTTGTTCTCGATCATCTCCAAGCTGGAGGTGTGAGTGCTGTGGTAACCAGCGAGCGCAACGAGGAGTTGCTGCATCGTGGACTTACCTGTACCGCCTGGCCCGACAAGGTGAAGGAACCGCTCACCTGACGTATAGCCTGTCAAGATTGCTCTAGAGAAAGCCCTGATCAAAAGCTCTTGTCCGGGATGAAGACAGGCCTTGAGCCAGGTTATGAACTCCGGGCACTTGGCGTTTTCTTGATATTCGTACTGAAGCTTGTGTCGCAGGTAAAGGTTTTTTCGAGCTCCCTCTTGGAATTCGAGATCCTTGGTGTCCAGAACACCATTACTGAAGGCAATTAAGCCTCTGTTCTTGCTCCAGATGCTCTTCCTTCCTCCCTCAGCAGACTTGAGGAGCTTCGCTTTGAGGATCTGGTAGATGCTCTGAATCGTGGATGCAGTGTATTTGGGAAGTACACCAGAGGCTACAAACGTATCCAGCGCTTTAACAATCCTCCTCTTGATATGCTGTTCGTCCTGGTGATACCACACGTCCTTATCGCTGTCGTAGTGGTAGAACTGGTCCAGCGAGCTGTCGTAAATGAAGTTATCGCCTTGGCTTTGAACGATGACATCCGCCGCATCGTTCTCGGAGAACTGCTTGTTCTGGCTGCCGCTTCCGTTTACGAGGCTGACTAATTGCTTCGGTGTAGAAGGAGTATTCATTTGTTGTTCAAGTGATTGTGAAGTTGAAGATGCTGGATCAACCGTGGACACAGAAGGTTTTTCTGTTTCTAGGCTGAAGGCGGTGATGTCGAGCACTGAGTTCAGCTGCGCCTTTTTTGCGACAGCCAGTGCTTCTTTTTCAGAATCAGAAGCAAATCGGTCAAACGCCGCTCGACTTACGACTTTTACCTTTTTCCAGACAGCTAACGCACCGAGCTCAGAGGCTAGAGCGATTGCTGGTTGGAGTTCGGTTGAGTCTCGAATCGAATTCAGGATCCGACCAAACTTGCCATCAAGGTCATGAGGGTACGCATAGATGTTATAGAACGCATCGTGTGCGATTGTCAAGGGTGAGACGCGCACTGGTATCTTGCGCTCGCCTAGCCAGTTGACCCAGCCGAGGAGCTCCTTACAGACCGCAGCCATGGTCGAGCTACGGTCTTCCACCTCGTTACCGTCTAGCACCGAACGCACCGTGGCGGACACAAGCTTGACGAGGTCGATACCTTTTCCGTCGATGTCGAGAGAATTCAGGAGTTCTTCCGCGTCTCCCTGTTCAGAATTTTCGTCAGGAAGCGTTGCAGCGATCTTGGCTGCCTCTTGGATTTTTTCTGTCGGGATGTATCTCCCTGGTTTTGCGAAGACTGCCGTTTGGTCCTTGGCCCCGTAAAACAAGTTTGGGATCGTCGTAGCCCGCACATCGGAACCGGGGATCTGGCTGTAGATCTGTTGAGTGAGGAACTTGTAAGTCTTTGGATCGATAATGGGACTTTCTAGACCAAAGACAAGACGAAATCTTGGCCACTCGTCTGTTGTCGAAGGCGAATAGTAACCGACAGTCAGATACTTTTTGCAGATATCTAGCTCGAGCGCCTCTTCTACGGTTAGCTCTTGTTTCTGTACTTTGTTTCCTTCAGAATCTTTGTGATCAGCTTGGTTATCTATATCGACGATAATTAAACCCGCTTTTATAACACCGGTACCTTTCGAATTTCTTTGTCCATTTAGGAGGTGCCAGGCGCACAGACCGTGGCTCTTCCCAACGTGCTCAGCGATTTGCTCGGCGTTTAGCTCCGAGGCAATCCAGTTTGAGTTAAACGCAGAGAAATTACCACCTACTGCTATCTTGCCTGTCTCAGGATGGAGGTGCTTTGCGACTACCTCGTTTACTGAGCAGATGAAGTTCATGGTGTGTCGCAAGATGCCTCCAGTATGCCTGAAATCTCAGCCAGCAATCTGAAGAGAAGCTGAAGAAGCCCCTCTCCGACCGCTTTCTCAAGGTTCGGTAATTCTACTTTGAAGCCTTAGCTTCGTAGTACTGCCTCACTACTTGGAACCAATTTTCTTCGTCCTTCTCTACTTCTTCTGGGCCAAAAGTAAAGATTTGAGTGTTGAATGCTTCTATAGCTGTAGTGACGATAATTTGCGTTTTATCTATCTTAATTCCGAGGCAAGCCTCAGCTGCCGCTTTATACGCAGCTAGTTGAAGTCTTGTTTTCTTTGTTTTGAAAACTCCCGAAATCAATGCCTTTTTTGTCTTTTCGTCGACTTTGGCGTCTTTTCTAGGGAACCTCGCGGAGTAAGGTCCGTTGCTGGTCTTGAAGTCAGCGAGGACAATTTCTGCGTTTTGGTTCATATAGATCAGGTCGCAACAGCCTGCATAACCGTGACCTGTCTTTTCGTCGTAGTAGTGGATTCTCCCTACACCATCATCACCTACGTACTTTGACCACCGTGGTTGATTGAAAGGTTTCTCGGACCAGAGCACTCGACCCCCGACCAGAAGGTCATCCAGGAGTTCAGGCATTCCGTCCCAGTAAGGACTGTACCTTTCTGGGGGTACGACCTTTAACCCGAGTAGGTAGTTCTCAACACTTGAGTGAATCCAGGTTCCTCTCTCCGCAGCTTGATCAGCCACCCCTGGATTCATCAAATTCCAGTGAGCTAGCTTTTTCCGCGTTTCCTCTGACTGAGTAGCACTGAGGATCGAAGTTACTGATGGAAGCGGTGTAGGAACTCCATTGCAAATGTAGTGCCTTAATCCGTTGACTGTTACTCGAGTATCGGACACAAAATACGTGTCAATTCCTACTCAGCTTAGAACGAATCTGAGATTTCGTTGATTTCTTCCTCGTCATCGTCTTCCTCATCGTTGATGAAGAACTCCTGTTTTTGATATTGATACTCTCTGTTACGCTGATCCAGTTCCCCCATTAAACAGAGAGCAGCAGAGAAACTCTCGATCGTGATCTCTGCGCACTCCTCAGGCGTCCGTGGTTGATTCTGATAATCAACGCACTCAGTAAGCAGCTGTTGCCCTACGAGCAGCGCAGTGATTTTATCGAGTTTACTGTTCTGTTCTTTTTGAAGCTCTACAAGCTGCTCGAGGATGCTGGTAAGACGCTTGCTCACTTTCGAAGGTTTTTTGGGTGCTGCCAGCCTACTTCGAAATCGATAAACGTACTGCAACGAGCAGCTCCTGCTTTTTTGAATATAAACCACGCAGACGTCACAGAGTCCTTTAGTTGTTTACCGTCCGCACGGAAACATGGTCTAGGGGACAGAATCTTCATGTTTACTAGAGAAGATTCGTTTAAAAATCCTTCACGATTCCTCGTGGGCTCCAGGAAGGTCATCCGATCCAAGATGATTAAACCTTCGTTAGCGATATCCATGCCGTACTCGGTGATCCACGGTGTGTACTGAGGCGCACCTTGAGTTATGGCTATCACCCAGTCAACTTTATTTCTGTAGCTCTCCCACCAGTCGGGATCGTGAAGATTCTGTTCGTCCTCGTTCCTGATGACTTCGGTTATCTCATCTCCTTGAGCTTGCTTTGCCAGCTGACCGTCAAAGTCTGTCGGAAGTAGAATTGTGCCATTACCCCAAGAGCTTTTCGCTATGGGTGAAAAAACAAATTTTGGGACTTGGTAAAACGACATGGAAGCTGATACCGTCCTAGATAAATTGAAGTCGCACTTGACGTTAGAGCAGAACTTTGCTCATAGAGTGTTTCTAGATAATGTTAAAAAACTAGATACACCTGAGGCGGAGGAGATTCTGAGTCTTATTTACGCAAGTTATCTTATCAGGGGTACGTTGCTTGAGAACATTGTGATGTACTGCGTTGCAAACGATGTGGACCTACCCTCCTTTGGCGACCTAATCGATATGTGACATAAAAAAGGACTCCCGAAGGAGTCCCTGTCTTGAGTTGTCTCTCTTTGTTTTAGAACTCGAGACCGGCTGCTTTCAAAGCCGCTTTCTGCTCCTCGTTTAGCTCCTTAGGCTCCGCTTGCTTTTTAGCACTGGGAGGTTCCTTAGTTGCTTTTGCGCCGGGTTCACCTGCTGACGGAGGGAGAGAGGAAAGACTAGCGGGTGCAGTGCCCTCTAGTCGTTTCGGGTTAGCCTCCATAAAAGCTTCTTTGATAGCCCCGTGGTCTTCTCCCAGAGGTAGCTCGACCAGATTCGCACCGGAGATACTACTGCGAAGAGCACCTGATACCAGCTCTCCTCCATCACTTTCGAGCCAAGCGCCAATGTCCTCGATGAGTTTTTTCTCATCATCGTTTTGAGCTGGCCGATCCTTGAACTCAAGGACGTTGTAATTGATCTTGGCACCGTCAGCACCTGTGACAGGATCCCTTTCGTTGAAGGATTTCTGTGCAAATTTAGTTGAGGTGATGACTTCCCCTACGTTAATACGATTGTTGTAGAGGGTTTGGAAGTACGAGATAAAGTTCTTCTGACTCGACTTGCCACTAATAATGCTTGTACATACGCAGCGTGGCGGAAGAAGACGATGAGAAGGTGTGACGCCAATGTAACTAATACGAATAAACTCTTCATGCGAGCGCATGCCGAGGTTACCGAAATACGGTGTAAACCCAAGAAGGATGAATTCAATCGGTATACCGTTGTCGTTTGAGTCAGTGATGGCCGCGTCAGGGTCAGTATCGGACTTCCAGCGACGCGCTTGAAGATCGATACGGAGCGTGTGCGGCGGAATCTGGCAGAGGATTTCATCAGCCGAAAATTTACCTGCGATAAAAACCATGGTTAATCAGAGCGAGAAGTCGAGAGAACCGAGAGCAGCAGTAGAAACGCGTCCTTTTTCAGGATCAGCAGCTTTCTTAGGAGACTGACGAGTAGAACGTGGGAGGTAGAGGATTTTGTCCACTCCGTAGTTCAGAAACGTGCGGTCTTCTTTTTCTGAGGTGCTGATACGTCCGACAGCGATGGTCGGAGTGCCGGGAGGGAGGTCGGCAAGTTGACCTGACAGCTCATTCCAGCAGCTGAGTTTTAGCCAACTCGTCTCCTGGTTTTCGTCTTGCCAAGCCAGAGACCTGTTGGTGACGGTGTTGTCACCGATCTGAGTCTCTTCTGTTTTTGGTCCGAGACCACCCGTGGCGATATAAAGGTTGATCGCGAGCAGGTCGTCCCAGTTGTCTTGAGTGACAACCAGCATTGGCTGCATTTTCAGCAGACCGTCTGGTTCAGCTTTGGTTGGTCCGACGGCGAAGACTGTGTCTCCTTCTTTCAGACCCTTCAGAAGATTGCCCACATAGTGCTGGCTTTGCTGGATGAGCAAAACCTTGGTGGCAATTTTCTTGTCGGTAGACGGGAGTGCCTCGGCACTCACGTTAATGTTTCCTTCGCTTTCGAAAGGTGCGTCTTTAACTCGAAGACCGAGAAGAAAAACGTTCATGGTTGAGGATGCGGTAAATCGTTGATCGATGTACTTTGAGTGCCTTCGCGATTTCCGAGACGGGAACGCCTTGGCTTGCGAAGGCTAACGCCAAATTCCAGTCAGCGCCAGTGGTCTTGGCGGCCTTCATGTTTTTGTAAGAATTGTGGAAAGGGTTTATGCACTCTTTTTTTCCACAGGTCATCTTGACATACACATCATTGCCTATGTCTAAGTAGTCTCGTATGATTCTACGCACGTAGTATCTTGTTTTCAACACATAAAATGCTGGTGTGTTGTTCGTAAACTTTCCCTCCCACAGGACACAGTCGGTCCTCGAGAAGTCGCTGTAAGCAAGTTTTCTGAATAGTTCACTGACATCGCTTGGCTCAGTCTCTTCGTAGAGCAGCGCAAAAGAGTCGGCTCTAAGGGCACGTGCAATGTCTTCCGCCTGCGCCTGCGCGTGGCCCCCACCGTTTGCAGTTACGCTAAGTTTATGATCGATTCTATTTCTCTTAACTATCAAGGAGTAGTTTATGGTTTCCTGATTGCCTTCTCGCTCCTTCACGCGGACAATAAAAAAGGTACGGTTGTGAGCCGTACCCTAGCTTGCCTTTTAACTAAGACCTACATGTACTGAGCGTATTCGTCATAAAGACCGCCACCGCCTGGGAGGTTACCCATCCTAAGTTTGCCCACGTTAGCCTTGAGGACTTGTGCGATCTGTTCGTTCGTCATGCCGCCTGCTTTGGCTGCCTCCACGTCTTTATGTCCGAGGAACTCGGAGCTAGCACCGTATTGAGTGCTGAATGAAGGACCGGAAGGTGCCGAAGCAGTCTGAGAGGGAGGTGACGGTTGTGCAGCTTGTTGTTGCTCAACCACCTCACGACCGCTGCTGCCCAGCGTGGGGACATTACCAGCCTTGAGTTGGTCATAGAGACCACCGCCTCCGGGGACGTTACCCATACGGAGAAGGTTAATGTTCTCGTCTAGGAAGTCCATAATTTGTGAAGGGGTTGCACCCGCTTCAATATTACGGAAGTAATCCTCGTGGCCGAAATAAGCCGGATCCATACCCCATTTAGATGAGATCTGTACCGGTTCGGGAGCGGGAGGAGCAGGCGGTTCCGGAGCAACCGTTTGCTGATTCATGTTACTGATGTTGACACCTCCGCCAGGAGCCATTTCTTCGGGCGTTAGTGTGAACTCGGATACCCGAGTAGGTGCTTTGGGTGCCTTATATGACATAACACCACCCCGACCTTTAGTTAAGGTCGTCTCCTTAAAGCCCGGTAGAAAGCCCTCGAAGCTTCCAGTGCCTTCGCCGTCCTCGTCTTCCTTGAAGAAATCGGCGAGGTTGAAACCCGCTAATCGCAGTGAGCTTTTAGGGAATTTGTAGCGACTAGCAGTCATAGCTTTAGTTGTTGCCAGTTTCTTTAGTATAAACCGGTTTGTCTCTCGAGTCGTTACTTAGGCTGTTCAAAGGTTTTGAAGCCCCCAAACACCGGTGCCCCTGCCTTCCGCCCCTCCGACTTCTCAAACCTTTTGAAGCCACCAAATACCGGCGTGGCCTTAACCTCTCTGTAGATACCTGAGTCTTTCTCGGGCTGCTCTTTAGTTTGAGCGTTCCTTGCTACTGGAGCGCTTCTTAGATCGGGAAAATACTCTAATAGTGTTGATGTACTTTCCCCTGGTCCGGCCAGGGAGATCCCAAAGTAATCGCCAGCAAAGCGAGCAGCCATCTCAGTTGTCTCTTTCGTTTATTCTACTTTTCATTCTCCACGAAAAATCTCATTAGATCAAAGCCTGGGCCAACCACGCTCTTCAGAACCCTCATAGTCATCTTGGCTTCTTCGTGATCGTTGTAATATTTTGCCTTGTCCTTGTTTGGTGTATACCTGACTAATCGCTTGTTCTCTTTGTCAAGGCAGTCGAGAACATACAGATTCTCACGGGTGATTACCCACACCTCTTGAAATCGCAGGAGGGGCATCGCCTCTGTTTCCGCGAGCGTATACAGCTTTTGCGAACACGCTACTTTCTTTTTAGGCTTTTTGCTAGCTTTTTTTACATTTGTGTTTAAGCTTTTTGTTTTCTCTTCATTTTTACTTCTCAGTTCCTTCTGAAGGCTTCTTGCTTTGTTGGCTGCTTTCAGGGCTGAGTCGAACACCTCGACCGTGAAGCAAACATAGTTCGCTTCTTTGACGCAACCTACATAACCTGCATCTGTCTTAGCTGTAAAGATTTCTTTCCTATCATCAATCTTAAAACTCAAAGTACGCATAGTCTTCCGTGACTTTTCGGTAGCTCCTACCTTATGTCCTTGGCTTTCAGTTGTCGAGTGCGGTAAGCCGCGTCTGCGCGTGGCGGGAGCTCCGCGTGGATCCGTCCCATAAGACATCTATGTAGACACACCTCCTCCCTGCTGAGTTCTTGATAATCACAATGTCTTCTACAGTGCCCACACGATCGTCCGCGCAGATGTTTGCGATCCTTTTGTGGATCTCTGTCGAGCTCTTGTGACTCACAAAAGGTTCTTTGAATTTGATCGCTTCCTGGACCCGGTCACCTTTTTTAAATTTGCTTTTTGGTTCTGGTCCCGCTTTTCTCTGTCGTGACTGACTCATTTGTCTGACCAATTGGTTCCGGTGCTTGCGTCCGCTTTTGACGGGACGACTTTGAGGATAGACTCCGCAGCCTCCTTCATGCACCCTTCAAGAATACTTTTGTAGTGCTCTGATTTATTTTCTTTTACCTCCAGCACAATCTCATCGTGGACACAAGCGACTAGGTGCGCCTCTTCGTTTAGGTGCTCATTCAGTTTCGCCAGAGACAGCTTGAGGATATCTGCGCCAGCTCCCTGCACCAGCGTGTTTGCGCAGGCAGTCATCGTCGCATCATCATAAGAAAGAAGACGCCTTCTACCGAGTGGAGTTCTCAC